CTTCTTTCCAAGTAAAGTTCCAATACTTAGCAGTAGAAAGATCAAGATCATCTTCCATGATCATAATCTCAGGAAGATCTGTTTCGTATAAAAAGTATTTGATTGCATTAAGATGAGAAAGAACACAAGCAATCTCACCCTGGTTCATATTATGTGGAATAGTTCCCTTCAAATATGAAGTAGGATCATCCTCTTTACCATCAATACCGACAATACGATGATGATCTTCAATTTCCCAATAGGAAAATTGATCTTCCATATATTTTTTTCTTTCTGGATATCTATTAAGATTAATCCACAAACACTTAGGGAAATCTTTTAATTTATATGCTGACTTATTCTTATCCACCAATTTTCTTCCCGTGAATAATGCCGCGATTTGCCATATAAGATTGATTAGTATAATATTTTAAAATATTATCTGGTGACATTCTTGATAGGTATTCAAATAATTTTCTATTCTCTTCAATATGAGGATTATTAAACCAAGAATTGGATGTTCTCTTATGTTCTAAGTGATAGACTGCATCATCAATCCTTGCTACATGAGAAAGTTGATTGAAACGATTGTATCTTTCATCATCTTCGTATCCATAAGACACAAAGTTTTCATTCTCCATACCCAAACGAATATATTCTTCTCTATCAAAGAACTGACAAAAACCAAACTTGGCATCCCATACCCTAGTATCTGTAAATGCTAAGAAATTAAAGTTAGAATTGATAAAGTTACTTGCTTGTTCGTCGGTAAAAAATACTTGGCGTTGATAATCTCCGTATCCGTATGGATATACAACCTTAATAGGTTCTGGTTTTGCATCAGGAAATTCTGGATTAGAATATCCATTCATAATCAAATCTACCGCCTGCTTATATACATGTTTTGGTAGAATAATATCACTATCATAGTTAACAACAATTGGCGTTGTAGCCATCATTGTCATATCATTAAGTAGTCTTGTTCGATGAAAAAGATATTCTTCAGTCTTTTCAAATACATGAACAAGATTTTTTAACTGATCTTCAGTCAAAGCTTGTTTGAGTTGAGGAAGAACTGCTTCTTCAAATGTTGATGCACTATCAAATTCTTTTACAATAACTGTAGTATCAAAACTCCGAAGAAGATAAATCAACGTAGTAATAATATTACGCATTCTATCATCCGTTTCAACTCTCAACGGAATAATAAATGTTGCTTCTCTTAGTGATGTGTATTCTTGTTCTACAAACTCTAATTCTTCCATTAGATTACCTCCCAATTTAAACAATATAAGTCAGACGTGTCGTGTTCTGAAGTATAACCAGTACCAAACCACTTATTAGGTGCAATAATACGCTTATTTTTATTTTCACATAACCAAGATCCCCACCAAGAGAACGAAGAATTAGCAATAATAAAATCTGTACATAATGTCATCATACACAAATCCGCTAAGTTATCGCCCCCCTCAGAGATCAGGAACCTGTCATCAGTAAATACAGTCCCACACCATTCAGGATCGTCAGAAAAAACAATAACGTTACGAGAAGGATCAAATCTGGATAATGCTTCATCATAGTACTCCTTTGGACATGGAGGATGATTATCTGAATTTACAAGATAATCGCCACGACGAACATGCAAAGCAATAGGTGCTTCTACACTGTCAATTAATTCTTTACATGGTCCATGGATATCATTCTTGAATTGAAAATCTTCACGTATCTCCTTTTCAATATGATTAAAATACTTTGTAGTTTGAAGATACCCATAAACATTATGCCCGTCTGGCATATTGTTGAATAGGTTCTCATCAAATTTGAATGATGCTTCCTGAACATAAGGTCCAGGAACAACAGCAATGTTTGTAAGACCAGTTAGTTTGAATGCTTCAAACAGTTGATGGTCTGTCCAGGGATCTTTAAAATCGCTGGGGGGAATAGCAAAATCAAATCCACGATGTGCAGCAATGCCACGAAGACCTGCATACTGAAACATTTGGTTTCCCAAACGACCATGACGACCTAGATGATTAAATCCAATCATTTATACTTTTCCTTCAAATACTCAATTTCAGATGGTAAAAGATGCTCTTGCAATCTTTGGGTTTGGTTTTTATGTTCTCGATTAGAGATGTGATAATCAGTTAAAACTGCTGGTTCACCGTGATATTTATAGAGACGATAGTACATATCACAATCCATAAGCATGGTAAGTTTCTCATCAAAAAATTCGTTGAGATCTCTCCTCATAGCAAGAATAGAAGGAGAACTTAACGTGTTTACTCCTTCTAATAAACGATCATTATATTGTGGAAGTTTTGGATTATAATGACTATATCCGTTATCAATAGTATGTGCAAACCCAGTCACTGCCCATAATACATCATTTTGAAATGCTTTGTCAAGCTCTTCAACTAATGTTTTAGTTAAAATAAAATCATCTTGAAACATTACTTTTAGAACTTCTCCATCAGCATGTCCTAAAGCACAATTTGTATTTGCAGATATATTGCCCAGTAAATTGTTATTCTTTACATAATTAATTTCAAATAAATCTGCATACTCTTGGCAGGCTTCTAATACATCATCGTTAGATTGACTTTGATCTGAAATCCAGACGTTGAAATCTTTACAAGTTTGCTGAGTTAATGCATGAAAGATTTCAAACAAATACTGTTTGGCTTTACCGTGACTTTCATAACACGGAATACAAAAACTTACCCTCATAGATCTAGAAGAAGTTGATATGCTTCACAATTACCGTGACGCAACGCATCACGAACTCCTTTATCTACACTCTCATGGATAAACCATTCTTCCATCGTACACCCAGCATTCCTTAGATTTTCTCCAACAAGATCATAACCATGATTTGCAAAAATTTCACGGTGAGCGTAGATATCTCCCCATCCACGATAAGCATCATGCTCATAAGTAACAGCATTAAATGATAGTTTATCCAAAGGAAACTTCTTTAGTGCTTCCAATGTAATGGCAGGTGGTTCTAGATCAAATGAAAGATAATCCATATGTCTTGGAAGACCAAGAGTATCTACTGCCTCAACATAATCAAAGTCTAGTGCATCAGTACAGAACAACTGTGTATTAGGTCTCAATCCTGGTGTCCACATATCACAAAGTTCTTTTTCTAGTTCAATAGAAAATCCTCGCCATCCATATTGCTCTTCAAGCAACCAGGTGTTATTACCAATACAAGGTTGTGCTCCACCAATCTCAATGAAAGTTCCTCCTTGCTTAGCATCATTAGTAACAAGGGCAAAAATATCTTGCCAGACTTGAGAATAATTTTTCTTCAGATCTTTCATCCCTTCAGGTTTTACCCGAAGAAACTCATAGTCTTTTTGAATATAATTGGTTTGATTAGATCCGTTGAGTGGCATAATTTTTCACGTCCTGAATAATTTGTCTAGTTAATCTGGGAACAACATCGTTAACACCATGAAACTGCTTGGCAATTTCATAATTTTCTTCAATTGCTGCTTGTCTACTATTATAATAGTCTTCATCAATATAGTCAAAGATATTTTCTAGATCCTTGATGTCATTGAAGGTGATGATACCATCCATATTAAACCAATCACCAATGTTTGGACAACCATAATAAATGGGAATAGTTTTACTCGCAAAGCAATCAATAATTTTCTCAGTAAAATAATTCTTTTGCTGAGAATTTTCTGCTGCAATATGAAACATTGCTGTTTCAAAAAAATCATTTCGTCTTTCGTGGAATGGAGGAGACTTATGCTGATAGATTTCTAATCCATTGACTTCATCTAGACTAGCAAGTGCTTCATGAATTGCCAATCTTAATTCATGCCCTGGTGCTTGACTTTTGCTGCTAGTAACAAAAGTAATATGTGGTTTTTTATTGACTTTGAGATCTTTGAAATCTAACCAAGAAGATCCCCACGGAAATAATTCTGCAGTCTTATACTTATCTAAGATTGCTTGCCCAAAAGTATAAATTCTATCAAATGAATTAGCGTTTCTTAGAGCACCTTCATTAACTGTTGGTGCAATAGCATAAGGTTCTGCAAGAAATAAAATTCTATAATCAGCATCTGGATCAAAAGATAAATTATCAATTGAAATACTGACTGCAGTATTACCTAAATCAAGTCCCTTTTCTCCCCAAGGGTTCCACCATAATGGAAATATGTTTGCCTTCATCTGATCTCTTGAAAATGATAATGAAATCCAAAGGTTTCTTCTTCACTGTCTGGCAAAGTTTCTTCTCTGGCGAATTTAGATGCAACTTCTACGGGTGCAAACTTGCATCCGTTTTCTTCAAAAATATGTCGATTATGAACACAAATGTTGCCGTCTTCATTATATAGTCCAGCATCCATGTGCTTATAAAAATCTCCTACATTGACTTCCCAAGGCACTTCTACTTTGCTTGGAAGATCTAATAACTTTTTACTCCTTAATGAAAATCCACCGTTACCGACACGTTGATTTTTACCCCAAGGATCTAGATATGCAGTTGGATCATCTCTCCAAGGTGCTCCAATATAATCATACTGAAGCCAATCATTATCCCATAACCATGGACGAATAACATATCCATCAGGGTGGATCAACAATGCATGAGATGTTTCTACATGTTTTCCGAGATTATAAATGCAATAAAAATTAAAATCATTAATGCTTTGAATTGGATATGTCAATTCAAAAGTTGCTTGATCACAAAGACCATCTGGTTTACCTTTACTACCAAGAAACTTTACAGCACCCCATTCAATTTCTTCACAAGATTTATTGACAGCATATACCGCATCGGAGATATCAATGTCTGCCAACATCAATAATGTTACATTAGGAATTTTTAGCACGTTTCACAGCTCGATTGAATACTGAATATAAGTCTAACAGATTATTGTCTAAATTTCTAGCTTGATCAAAAAGATACTCATTGTTTGTTAGAAGGGTTTTAGTAATTTCTGCGTAATCATCAACCCAAAGAACTGGATAATTTTTATACAGTTCTTGCAAATATGGCGTTCTCTTCATAATAGGAACTCTTTTTAAATAAAGAACTTCCCAGTTCCTATGACAATCTACACCATTTCCTTGAGGACAAATCATAAACTTATGGTTCTGGAT